AATCCCCCCCCTATCCCCCCCTAAGGGGGGGAACGATACGCGACGCCCTGCGGGGCGTCGCCCTTATATGATATAATAGGTGTGGTTGATATGATTAGTATATGTATGTATGTATTGTATGGTAAAGTTGTATAAGTGTAACGAGTCTTGAATAATTGAGTCTCGAGTGTAGTACCCGTTCAGGATAAAATATTTTATGGTTAACCACACTCTAGTAGAATTGAGAGAAGATGTAAAGATGTTAGAAAAATCTGACAAGAGAGTAAGAGAAATAGAAAGAAAAGACAAAGAAAGAAAGGAGATGATTTATGCTATCTAGTGAGGAACTATACTCCATTTTTTTGGGTCTAGAAAAAAAAGATCCAAAAAAATTGGATAAATGGCAACAAGAAGTACTAGATATTGAGGGAGATGTAACTATACGAGCTGGGAGGCAAGTAGGCAAGAGTACCATTATTTCTAAGAGAGCAGCCAAATTTAGCCTGCTGTACGCCAATACGGTCAGGCTAATACTTGCCCCAGCTCAACGCCAAAGCGGTCAGTTGTTCCAAAAGACTAGATTGGAGTTAATGCGAGTACATGATGAAATGCTAGAGAGAGCAGGAGGATATAAAGAGGACACTAGAGCCTCAAGAATTGTAAATTTAATGATGAAGAGAGAATGGGAGCTAAAACATGGATTATTTACTAAAACTCCAACTATGACAGAAATGCACTTGATTGGCAATAGAAAAATATACGCCCTCCCGGCTGGCAAGACGGGAGTCTATCTAAGAAGCTACACGATAGACTTTTTGGATGTTGATGAAGCTGCTTATGTACCCGAAATGGTATGGACTTCTATAATTCCTATGCTTGCAGTACCGAAGAAACTTAGAGGACTCGGCTGGCAGACGCTTCTATCCACGCCCTTTGGAAAAGCAGGATATTTTTATGAGTCTTTTCATGACAACAATTTCAAACAATTCCATATTTCAAGCGAAAAGTGCCCAAGAATAACTAAAAGTTTTTTGGATAAAGAAAGGAGCAGACTCAGCAAAATAGAGTATGCTCAAGAGTGGCTAGGAGAATTTATTGATGAATTTAACCAATTCTTCCCGACTAAATTAATCCAGGACTCTATGACCTTTATAGAGTGGGACAATAAACTAGATAGAAGAAAAGATACATTTCTAGGAGTGGATATAGCACGATACGGAACAGACGAAAACGCTTTTGTCCTGGCAGAGATGGACAACCAAAAAAAAGTAAGGATAATTAAATGTATGACTACTGAAAGAAGAAGCCTAACGCAGACAACCCAAGAAATATTAAGAATGTTTGATTCATACGGACTAAACAGAATTATAATAGATGACGCAGGAATAGGAGCTGGAGTCTTTGATATGTTAGTTGATAGATTAGGGAGGAGAAGAGTTATTGCTATGAACAACGCAAAGAAATCAGAAGAAGAAGATGCCAGAACGGGCAGAGTTTTAAAGGAGGACTTATATAGTAACGCCCTAATTTTAATGGAAAAAAAACAAATAGATATAATTGCGAGCCTAAAGCTGCAAAAAAGTTTAAAATGTATGACTTTTGAATATACTGATAATAAGAATTTGAAAATCTATGGAAAATACTCACACTTAGCAGAAGCATTTGTAAGAGCCTGCTGGTGCGTAAAAGCGAAAAGTTTAAATTTATATATAGTTTAAAACGAAGAATGGCAAAGGAATTAGACGATAATGAAGAGGATGAAGGAGAAGAAGAAAATACTCTTGAGGAGGAATAATGGCTGATACGGGAATATTTGCAACAACCGCAGAAGTAGAGAGAAAATGCGGAGCGAATGTAAGCTCAACCTCAAAAGCTGAAGCATACATCAATGATTACATGGCGCAGGCAGAAAGCCTAATAAACGCAGTAACGCGCTTTAATTGGAGCGATGCGTATAGCGGTCTAAATGCAGACACCAAAGGACTACTAAAAGAAGTAGCATCAAATTTAGCAGCGATATATGCTATTTCTTATGACATGTCGGGCTTTACATCAAGAACAGAAGCAGAAAACATGATAAATATATTGAGAGATGCGGCACTAAGAGGACTATCGCTATTAAGAGACCAAAAGGTCAAGACATTCGTAGATGATGCATAAGGTACTAAATGGCATTTGAACATGACTATAACAAATATCCCGAACTCACAAACAAGCAGATAGAAGAATATGGTTTTACATCGCCTCACGCCCAATTAGTTGAAGATTTTATTGCAGAAGTCGTAAAAGTAATTGATGGAGACACTATTTCTATAAAGACCGCCCTCAGAAATTTTGTATTTCCATTAAGGCTCTTGGACATTAACGCTCCCGAAATGAACGAAGGCGGAGAAGTCGCAAGAGCCTGGCTTCTGCAAAGAATATTAAATAAAAAAGTAGAGATTTTAATAAATAAAGACAACAGGATAGACAAGTATGGAAGATTACTAGGTTATGTCTTTCATGGCGGGATGGATGTAGGAGAAGAAGAATTAAGGCTTGGATTAGTAACTACATTTGAAGATAGAAAGGAGGGAAAGCTCCCAAATATAGACAAAGAGCTATCAATTAAAAAATGGCTTTAGATTTATTCAAAAGACCATTTATAGTCGATGATGACACAGGAACACAAATCAGCGATTGGAAAGCATTAATACAAAATGGAACCTTTATACATCAATTTGATAATGGAGAAGATGAAGAAAAAACCCTTTATACAGTACCTTCGGGAAAGAAATTATACATATATGGGTTATTTATTGGAGCTCAAAACAACGATACAATTTCAAACATCCCAACATGCGATTTTATGATAAATGACAAAGCAATAATGTCCGCAAATACAGGAAAACTAGACGGAGGACACGAATATAATACATTAGGACTCGGCACTCCCATCCTGGTTGATGCTGGAGGAACCATTAAAATTGATGGAAATAGAGAAAATACTTTTTTTCGTGGAGCTTTTGTAGGCTATTTAATATGAAAATAATTAAAACAAAATTAAAAGAAGAAAAAATTGCGGCATACACAGACGAGTACCCCGAAATTGGTTTTTATATTCCTCTTGATGATTTGAAAGACCAAAAAGATTTAATAGCCAAAGTACAAATAAGAGTAGATAAAGAAAGGGAAAAACGAGAAAAACAAAAATCAAGAGAACAAAGATACAATAATTTAAAGGTATAAATGCCCGAAACAAGATTAGGAGCAGCATTAGCAACAGATGTAAAAGGAACTATAGTAGATTATTCTGTAACTCCCGAGATAACAGACGGGACAGGAAACCAAAAAGAAAGCACATGGGTAACTGACTCTTGGAACGAAAACTTAGGATATTATAAAAATATCCCGGAGTTAAAAACCGCTATTGATACTAAAGCAACATGGACTATAGGAGCTGGAATAGAGGCAGACGAACAAACAGAATTAATTTTAGGCACTATCAAAGGCAACGGGAAAGACACATTTTCGAGCATACTAAAGAACCAAATTAAAGTAAAGACAATAGACGGAGACTCCTATGCAGAAATCATCAGAGACAAAGAAGGATTTTTATTGAATATAAAGCCCTTAGCTCCCGACAGTATAAGGTCAGTATGGAACGCAAAAGGTATGATAAAAAGATACGAGCAAATAAATAAAGTAGATATGAAAGCAGAGAGAAAATTTAACCCCGAACAAATACTTCACTTGAGCAGAGAAAGACTAGCGGATGAAATTCATGGAGTAAGTGTTGTTCCAGCAGTAAAACAAATAATTCTGGCAAGAAATGAAGCTATGGCGGATTGGAAAAGGGTATTGCATCGCAATGTAGACCCCCTTTTCGTATTTCATTTAGACACAGATGATGCCTCAGAAATAGCCGCCTTTAAAACAAAGCATGATGCAGCTAGAAAAAATGGAGAAAACCTATATGTACCCAAAGGAGTTGTAGAACCCGAACTGATAGCAACAGCGACCAACGCCAGCTTAAACCCCCTGGCATGGATTAACCAGCTCAACGATTACTTCTTCCAAGCTGTAAATGTCCCCCAAATAATAGTAGGAAACTCAAAAGAATTTACTGATGCTAGCGGAAAAATTGTTTATTTATCTTATGAGCAAGCGGTCAAAGCAGAACAGCTATATGTAGAAGAGCAAATTTTATCTCAGCTAAATCTTGAAATCAAGCTAACATTCCCCGCAAGCCTCCAAAACGAAGCAATAAGCGACACTCCAAGCGAGATGGACACAGTTGAGGAAGAGCCTATGGAAGAAGCGACCCAGCCAAATGACACAACGGAAGAGTTAGAAGGTAAGAAATGAAAATTGTAATTGTCTCAGTAATATGTATTACTATACTTATGTCTATAGCATTACTGATGGGGATTAACGGAACCTTATTAACAACAAGTGTCGGAGTTATTGCAGGACTCACAGGATTGGCAACAAAAACCCCAAGGATGTTGGAGAAGGTATAAATGGCTAAACCTAAAAAGAAATTAACCCCTTTTGAAAAATTGGCACAAAAGAGAGGAGTAGATTTAGAAGCAGAAAAAGGGAGAGCCACAAGACAGAAAAAAGCAGGAGAGAGGATTGAAGGAACGACTAAAGAAACATTATCAAGACAGGAGCCTAAGGATGAAAATATAACATTGTCCGAAGGACAAATAAAAAGAATAAAAGAAGGAAAATTAAAAGTAACGGAAAAAACAAAAAGCGAAGTATTGGCTGGAAAAGTAAATATTCAAGACCCTTCACCGAGAGAATTATCAGAAGGAGCTTTTGGAGATGTCTCAAATGCAATAGCAATTTTGCCGATAGGGAGATTTTGG